GTGGCGGGCTATGCCCGTTATCCCTTTCGGGACCGACCGTTGGGGCTACCCCCCAACTGGGTTTTGCAAACCTACCAGCAACTTGCACGCGGCTCGTAGCCTCTGTTAGTATAGTCAGTGAGACATAACTACTTCGGCATACGGCTCAGCCTGTCTCTATATTTAGGCTATCTTAATGGGTTACCTCATACTGGTTGTATGGGCGTCCGTCTGATAGTTTGAGCACAGGTATTTATGTAACCACCCCGGGATTTTGATTAGGTTCACCAGATTAGTTACCTGTTGAATCGACATCTAATACCCCGGGGCGTGCTAGAGTACCCTCGCACTACATACATATTGAGAGTGCCTTCTAGATATAGTTATAGGTCGTAGACCTAAGTACTAACCCGAACTGACACCTATGCCCTGTAGGATACAAAGCACGCTATGGAGAAACCCCTGGCCAAGCACCCTAGGGTGCGAGGCGTGGGGTGAGGTTGCGGTGTCCAACACCGGCCTGCTCAGCGTACTCTGTACGTATAGAGGGGTACCTCTTCGTCCAGGTCTTTGGAAATATGATTAGACGACTTTTATCTCGACCTTTTACTTTAGTTCCGGCCCATCGGGCCTTCTCTATTTCATCAGTGTTGACACAAAGACTCGACCATCCTTTAATCTGGAGAGTCGACTGGATAAAGGTTCAAGCCGGCAGCTACGCTGTAGTTGACCCTAATGACCCTGCTTATATACTGTACCTCGTAGAGGCCGAGTACAAAGACTACTGGAAAGTAGCCCAGTCTAATCGTGCAACACTTATCGTATTGGCTAGACCTGGTGAGTCAATGCCCTCTGAATCATCAATAACCGCCTCGAAACCAACAAACCAAAACTCCCCCACTTACTATTTCCGTAAAGCACGGATTTATTCGCGGGTTGCGAAAAGGCTGTTTTCCTCGATTTGGACGAATGGTACGGTCGTGCCCCATAAGGGAAACCTTATGGTTCTCTTTAGCCAATGGGCAAATACCCTGCGGCTGTGGACTGGGCACAAGGTAACCTCTTCGTTTCTTACCGCTGATTCAATTAGGGTCACAAAACATCTACGTAAGGTACTTACCAACCATGGACTCATGGGCCTATCTCAATTCCTAAAGGTATCATTGATTTGCATCAATAAATACCTGGCGGGAGAAAAGCTTGGGTCTACTTGGGATCTTAAGTTTGGCATCCGTTTGGCTAACGGACTCCCTACTTGGATACCAGTACCTGCACGCCGTGCTATACGTGCGCGCAGCCATGCAGTTATCCGTGTTTGGCTTTCCCTATGTTACGTATATAAAGCCATCTATGCCCCTGGGTATCCTAAGTTAACATCTATATCCACTAGCAAATGGATCGATGAAACTGGGATTCTAGAGGAGTTCAAGGTATTTGTCCGCGAGGTTTATCTTCCTTACCTGAAAGTGACAGAGTTGCCACTGAAATTTGATGGTTCGGAAGTGAACCCTTTGGTGATCTCATATGGCCCTAACGGGCCCGCTATGGAGTCACTCGTGGCAGATGCCGTTGCACTCCGCACGACAGATAATGGCCGAGAAATACTCGATCATATAAATGAAGTGCTTGCTCTTTACCAGAGGCTAGATGACTTTAGTTTGTCTACAGCGAAGTTTAGTAAGGCCCTCCGGGGACTCCTGAATCGTTCCTACGCTGCTCGTGGTGAAAAGACCAAAGCGGGAATTACCTCAAGACTTGTTTGTCTCTATGAGGCTGCAGGGAAAGTTCGCGTAATAGCGATGCTTGACTACTTCTCGCAATGGGCTCTTCGCCCGATGCATGACGCTCTTATGAGTGTCTTGCGTAAGATTAGACAGGATGGAACCCATGATCAGGACCTCGCGGTTTCGACCTTTAACGAGGAAACTCGTGGGTTGAAGGGTATTTTCTGTTCACTTGACATTTCGTCTGCGACAGATATGATCCCTAGTCAGTTTTATGAGGCTATCCTTGAGGCATTCGGGTGTGAACCCGAGGAAGCTCAGGGCTATATGAATTTACTGACTAACCGTGATTTCAAGACTATGGGGCTCCGGTCCAGGGAGGGGGCCGGTCGCTTTGTGATACCGCCGATGATGACGCCCGAACAGGCGATTAAACACCTGGCTGAGGTAGGGGTTCCTTTAGCAAGTAAACCCTTTACGCGTTCCTCTGATATCCATCTCTGGATAACTCAGAGAGCAACTCAGGCTATCGCACGCATGAAGCGCGCTTTATCTCGGGTCCCGTCGGTCCTGCGGTATACTAGGGGACAACCCATGGGGGCCCTTTCGAGCTTCCCTTTACTCGGTCTTTGGCACCACTGCTTTGTGCAGTTTGCTGCATACCGGGTGGGTCGGTTCCCTATACAAAGCTACCGGGTCCTTGGTGATGACTCTGTCTTCTTTGAAGAAGGATTACAGGACGTCATCGCCAACTCTTACCTTGAGCTTGCCAGACTTGCCAGCATACCCATCTCACTCCTTAAGTCTTATCGTTCTAAGGAGTTCTTCAATTTTGCCTCTCGTTCTTTCCTTAACGGAATAGAGGTGACTCCGCTTTCTTTGAAGGCGGAGCTGAAGGTGACTTCGGTCACTCGAAGGGTTGAAATGGCCTTTGCGGCCGTTAAAAGGGTGGGGTGCTGTTGCTTGTAGGGCTACCTCTGACCAATTATGGTTAAGTAGATTACTGCGTACCTTAACTGAACCTTTAACATATTGGGCTAATGCCCAAATTATGCGCCAGGGGAAGTTAAGTTATGTGGTAAGCAACCTATTGAGCAGTGCGCTTTTACCTAGAGAGGGTATTTCTAACCTCTTTGGGCTGAAGAGACTGCCATTAGGAGGTTGGTTGGCCTCTATAAGAGGTTCCGCCAGCTTACTCACAAGGCAAGATGATCTTGCAATGGGATTATTCTCGATTGGGGGAGCGAAGTACCGTATTTGGCTGCTTCAACTCCTCGGTATTTTATACCGACGCTTAGCCTCGATGGTCTTACATGGCCATCTAGTCTATATGACCAATCTTGATTTCCATTATGAGATGGACGCGCATCCTGCTCGTCTAGCTCTCGAGCCGATCCTTGATAGTGAGTTCCAGAAATGGACCTCGCTTGATATAGATCAGCTCGGGTTGCTATTCGACGGTCAAAGCTTCCAATCCTTCCTTCCTGAGGCTGTCCACGATGAGTTATCTGGTGATATTTACATCCACCAGGATCATCTGGATATACTCGAGAAGATGCAGGCCAAGTTCTTCAATTCTCGTGAAGAGTTAAGGAAAATCTCCGAACTCGGAATGAGGCAGAGGGCTTGGTTTGTGGAGGATGGAATCAATGCCGTCCTGGATGCCATTCTTTCTTGGAATCCTCCGGTTGACTTCTCTAAATTAGAGACAAAACCGAACAGGGTGGAATGGGCCAAGTTAGGCTCAGACTTCCGTGTTTCTGAGGATAGGGTCCAACAACTTGGGGGTTTAATACTCAGTCTTCAGATGAAGATGGCTGAGATTCAACCTAATGAATCAACGGTTAACGTCGAGACACCTAAGTCCGGGGGAACAAGTTCGCCTGGAATGTTGGCCACTTTAGACAAAAATAACTTCCTGTCGTAATCCAAGATTCAATGCAAAAGTTGCAGCTATCCTTACAAGATAGTTCTAAC